ACCTAGAGCAATAAAGTCATATACAATTTACAAACAACAATTATTTCAAGAATCTCCAGATGCTCAAAAGGATGATGTCAAAGAGTCTCTACAATTCTTAGTTCGTTATTGCTTACAGAATAAAATACAGCTCTATGATTATGTCTATTATAAAGAAAAAAGTATTGAACCTATCTGGACATACCATATTAAGCATAACAAAATTAACCCTTATGTTTTAATGGAGTTTCCTAATATATTTCATACAATACAAGAAATGCCTAAAGATGAGAGAGAGTTCCTTTTAGGACGTTTCGGAACTAACTTTCTTGATTACCGGACAAAGTATATGAATTCTAAAGAACTTCGACCCTTTATGGAAAAAGCTTTTCACCGTCTAAAACTTTTTGTAGATAAAAACTTGAACTCTGCAAAATACAATACATAATATATCAACTATGACATTCACAAAAAATATGTTTAACGAAATTAAGGCCTCCTTGTCTGATAAAAAAGATAGCTCATATAAGGATATCATGAAATTTGAACCTGGGAAGACTTACGTCGTTCGTCTTGTCCCTAACGTAACTGATCCTAAGACTACAATGTATCATTACTATCACCATTCCTGGAATAGTCTTTGTACTGGTCAGTTTGTTACTACCCTTTGTCCTTCTACTTACGGAGAGCAATGCCCGATTGATCAATACGTTCTTAAGACCTACAATACCGGATCTGCTGAAGATAAAGAAAAAATTAAACCTATCACTCGTAAAGAGAATTGGTTTGTTAATGCTTATATTATCTCTGATCCTACTAATCCTGAAAACGAAGGTAAGGTTAAAGCTATTCGTTATGGTAAAGAGTTAGCTAAGGTCATTAATGCTGCTATTGACGGAGATGATGCTGATGAGTTTGGTGTTAAGATCTTTGATGTTGCTGAAGGCTGTTCCCTCAAGGTCAAATGCGAATCTCGTACTGGTATGGGTGGCTCTAGAGCGTTTGTTACATACTCAGCTTCTAAGTTTACTTCGCCCTCTAAGCTTGAAGGTGTAGATGCTAAGAAGATTGATGGTATCTATGAGTCAGTTCTTGAGCTCAATAAGTTTAATAAGCCAAAGACCTATGCTGAACTTCAGCGTATGATTGATCAGCATTTCTTCTGCATCCAGGATGTTACCTCTGTGGAAGAAGAAGATGATGAACCTGTCTCTAAACCTAACCCCTCAAAGAAAGATGAAGCATTAAACTCTATCTTTGCAGGTATTAAAGAGGCTACTTCAACTATTGAACCATCTGTTTCTAAAGTCGAAGTATCTGAAGAAAAGCCGGCTGTTGATGATACTGATGCTAAACTTAAAGAACTTCTCGCAAGTCTCTAATTTATGTTAAGAAGTAAAAAGAAACTCCAATACGCTAATCATAACATTCTTCATTCACCTGAAGAAGTTGAAGGGCTTATTAATAATGCTGCAAAGGCTTATGAAGCTTATCTTGATGCTTTAGGCTTTGATTGGCGTAATGACCCGAATAGTGCTGATACACCTCGCCGGGTTGCTAAGGCTTTTGTTACTGATTTAGCTATGGGGTGTTATTCTGCACCCCCTAAAGTAACCGCCTTCGATAACGTGGATGGTTATGATGGTATGGTTTGTCAGAATAATATCAAAGTTGTTTCAATGTGCTCTCACCATCATGCACCTTTTATGGGTGTAGCTCATGTGGCTTATTTGCCTGCTAAAAATGGTAAAGTAATTGGACTATCAAAGCTTAATCGTATTGTAGATTGGTTTTCAAGAAGGCCTCAAGTTCAAGAAAACTTAACTATGCAGGTTCATGAGTACATTGATCAAGTTTGCGAGAAGAATAAAGGAGTAGCTATATTAATTGAAGCTAATCATACTTGTTGTTCTAACCGTGGTATTAAGCATGACTCAACTATGAGAACTGCTAGAATGTCTGGTTCCTTTTTAGATGAAAAAGATAATTCAAGGGCTGAGTTTTACAAATTTGTGGAGTTTGCCCAAAATAATAAAGGACATATTTCATAAAATGAGCACAATTGAAGAACAACTTGCAACAGCTATTGTAGCTAAGATGGCAGGTGTTGAGCTACAAAAAGTAGATGAACACACCATAACTCAATCCTCTACAGGCCCAGCTAGAAAGTTAGACCCCAAGTCATTTCTACCAGGTATGCAACAGCATCAACAGAGGCAACAAGATGCAGTTATTGCCGCCGCTAACCGAGAGGCTGAAATGGCATACCCTCTGCCAACTGATTATGGAAATCAATCCCAGCCCGTACTTCAAACGTCTCCAGGTGTACCGCCAGTTTTAGCACAACCTCAAGCTGACCCTAATCAACTAACTTTTGATTTCTTAGATGAAGCTACTACTAAAAAATCTTTAAAACAGCTTGATTTAATTGTCGATTACCTGTATTCTATTAATAACAAATTAGATAAGGTACTCTCAAAACGTGACTAACATTCTGTCTCTCAATAAAGAATCTTTTGTTCAGAAGTTTCTTTCACCTATCAGTAAACTAGCTGATAACGTTTCCATCACTATTGATGATAACGAGGTATTTACTACCTGCGCCTCCCAGGACGGGTCAGTAGTACTCTTAGCTAGTTATAAAACTGATACAGCTGTTAGAGGCATACCCCGGATAAACCTTCCCGATGTTAAAAAGTTTGTCCGTCTTCTTGATTGCGTTGAAGAGAGTGATATTGCATTAACTATTGAAGACAATCATCTCAAATATACTACACCCTCTTTTAAGTTTAATTACTACCTTCTAGAAGATAGCTATATGCAGAGGTGCCCTGTTAACCCAGAGAAGATTAAAAAGCTAAAATACGATACTGCTTTTATTCTACCTAACTCGAAATTTAATGAAGTATTAAAAGGCAGCTCTATAGCTACAGACTCAGATAAGTTATATTTTTATACGAAAGACGAAAAAGTCTATTGGGAACTTAATGATCTTGAGAGACAGAATATTAATAATATTACATACCTTGTAACAGACAAATATGTAGGAGAGGATATTAAAAATACTCTACCTCTTAATTTAGAGAATATTCGCTTACTTGCTGGTACTAAATGCAATGAATTTACTGTAAAGGTTAATAATGAGTTAAAAGTAACTCTTTTTCAAATTGAAGAAAAAGATATTGATATAAAATTTATTATATCTGCGCTTGTAAAATAACCACTTGAAGTATAAGTCTTAATATGTCAAATAAATTATCCACCCTTGGCTACACTCTGAAACGTCTAAGAGATTCAGGTTACTACGCCCACAAACTTTTTACGGAGTACAACGATGCAGACCCTCGGGCATGGACCATTATAATTGATCCAGGTATTACTTCAGTTTTTTGTACCTGCTTTGTCAACCAACCTTTTTACGGAGAATCTTTTTTTGAGTTAACTGATGGTGATCAAAGAATTCCAGGTCGTTTAAAATTGTCTACTTCTTCTTTTGAAGTACTTGTAGAACATCTTGTTAAGTTTAATATCAATAACAAGGCTCCAGGGTATAATAAGAAGTTTATTAATATTAATAAATAATTGTATATGGCTAAGAGTGATAAAGATAAAAATAAGCCATCTAAAAGAGTTTATCGTAAAAAGAAAACTGAGTCTCTTGGCTTGAGTGCTCTGGAGGACCCTGAAGCTAAAATACTTCCGGAAAAACAGCTTGCTCAAGTTGAAGAGGTTATTAAGAATGCATTCCTTCGTTTTTACGATAACGCTACTTTAAAACAGTATAAAGTAAAAGATCTTGAACACCTGGATAGTGTTGTGTCTGAGTTTTTAAAGACCTTTATGATTTTGGGTTATGATCTAAATGGGGAGAAAGCATTTATTATGCACGCTACTAACCCTCACGATAGAGACGCCTTAGTTGAACATCTTCGTACAACTCTGCTAGGAATTATCAATGCTCAGAGTTAAATATCTCAATTAGGGATAAATAGCTTCATGTCAAAAAAAATTAAAGAAGAGATATTTAAAGATCCTTACGAAGACGTTATAATTGAAAACCCTATAGACGATTCTCAGTTTTATAGAGGGGATAAAAATGTACCAAAAGAGGATGCCCAGTTTGAGTGGACTCCAGCGATGGTCAAAGAGCTCAAAAAGTGTAAAGATAATATCGTACACTTTGCTGAAAGTCATTTCTGGATTGTAAACCTAGATCAGGGTAAAATGAAGATTGAGCTCTATAAGGCTCAAAAACGTGCTCTTAAGTCTCTAGCAGATAATAGGTTTGTCTGTGTCTTAGCCTCCCGTCAATGCGGTAAGACAACCATCACTACTATCTACGCACTCTGGAATACCTGCTTTTATGACGATCAACGGGTCATTATTGTTGCTAATAAAGAGAACACTGCCATTAATATTTTTAAAAGAATAAGAATGGCTTATGAAATGTTACCCAACTATCTCAAGCCTGGGGTTAAGGAATACGGTAAAACTGGAGTAACATTTGCTAACGGTTCTAGTATTGGTATTAGTACTACCACTTCAACTGCAGCTCGTGGTGATACTGCTTCTATCCTTTGTATTGACGAGGCCGCCTTTATTGATCCTCATTTTATGGATGAGTTTTGGAAATCTGTTATACCAATTGTATCATCTGGTAAGAAGACTAAAATTTTCATGGTCAGTACTCCAAATGGATCTAGTAATAAGTTTTATGAAATTTATTCTGGAGCTGAAAAAGAGACAAACGGTTGGAAAGCTGAAAGAATTGATTGGTGGGATGTCCCTGGGAGAGGTGAAAAGTGGCGCAAACAAATGGTATCGGCTTTAGGTTCTGATGAAGCCTTTCAACAAGAGTTTGGCAACACATTTCTCGATGCCGGTAACTCAGCTGTTGGTGCTGCTGTTATTGAAAGATTTAAAGAACAAAAGAAACCAGCTATCTATACAGGCGAAGAAGGAGCTTATAAGGTATTTGAGGCTCCAGACACTTCCAAGTTATATGCCATAGGTGTTGAT